CAAAGATTGCCGTGTCTGATAATCCCCCTACGGTTATATAGCAAGAACCACTGGACCCGGTTAAAACAATAGTGTCAACCCTGTAACCATTGGTCCTTGCCATTATGCCTAAAGCCCCTTTACATTGCGAAATGGTATTATCCATCTGCGTATCAACTACATCTCCCAACAGGTAGTGATATTCCCGGACATTCCCTATGATACCATTATATACATGATATTCGCTCTCTGTTACTTCATCAAAATCGAGACGGCTTACCTGAACAAGTTTGGCAGTAGGATCTTTCCCAAATGGGTTATTCATCAACACCCATTCCCCAAGTTTCTTAAATGGCCCCTTATGCTTACGGGTTTTTACGAGTATCTCATCAGATGTTGCATAAAATTTTACATTCTTTACGCCCACCCTGACATTATCTGTATAATCAGAATTATAGATGTAAATGGTATATGAACCGGCAGCCGGAAGCCCTGTTATTGTCCTTCTCCATGTACTCCATGAGCTAAACCCCAGGGGAGCGTCTGTTTCAACAGTTATCAGTCCTGCGGTGTTCTGCCATATCGCTTCGGTATCATCTTTTTCAACAAGCCAATAATTTGCATCATCGCATTTTATCCGCACATAAAATTTAACCCCTGTTTTAGCTATTATTTCGTTATTGACTGTCATAAAGTCAAACTCGAAATTGAACATATCATAAGTAGATATTATCGCCTCAGTACCGAATGATTGATAGATATAATAGGCTAATGTCGGATAGGTGTTTTTGTTATATAAATAAACTCCGTTTTTCTCTCCCGGCACTACCTGTCCAATGTGAAACAACAATGAACTTGCTGATTTTGTCCAATATTGAAAATCAGCATCATCCCATGAATCCGAATCAAAATTATAATTATCCAACCATGACAACCGGTTGCCGTAATCCTGGTATGAAGATACCTTTTTAGCTGGTGCGGTTATCATCAGCCTACCGCCCGGAATCTGAATCCTCCTTGATGATGGGTGTGTAGCAGTCCTCTTAATAAATTGATCCGGGTTAAAGGATATAGCCGTTTTTATAGTGTCGCCTGTGAACCATCTGCCGTAAACAGTAGCATCTATCAACTCGGAAGGACGGTAAATACAAAACACACCGTCTTTTTGCCTGATGATAGCGTTATATTTTTTTAGGATCTCCGATAATACATCGTAACAGTAATAGTCCTTAAACACATCCCTGTCAATCTTAATCTGATCCAAAGGACTATCATCTGCATCGGAAAGCATATCATCTTCATAGATGTTTACAAACTCCTTAAACTCTGTAAATCCTATCTCGCCTAAAATGTCAAGGATGATAGCCGACTCCCGCTCATGCCCGTTATAATAGGTTATCGTTTCCTCGCCCTCATTATAAGCAATCTCATCAGCAAATAATATGTTTTCAAGAATCGAAAGCCCGTCAGTTGCTGTTATAGAAACAGCATAAGGCACCGGCTCATATACTTCCTGATAATTCTGCGTTTCGACATAACCCGTCCAGAATAATGACCCATTACAATATATGGAAACCGGGAAATGCATATCCTCTACTGAGTAAAGATCAAGAAGGACAAAATTAGTTTCTGAATAGACTTCAAACGTAGCCCTGCTCGGACGCATCGGATCAAAGACATCATCTGACTCGTTATCGTAAGCAAAATTAAGCGGGTTGCCAGTAGATTTCAGAAGCGTATAATCCCCCGTAAAGTCAGGATCATCTATTGAGATCTGCCAGTCAACTCTTTTTAAGTCAGAAAATTCTATTCTCCACCTCTCAGCCATTTCTTCTCAGTGCCAGTGCTATATCTTTCCCTCTTATTGATCCTACTACATTCACGTTTAGTGGTTGACTCTGAAAACCACCAAGTCCGCCCGTTGCCTTTCCTCCAATACCCATATTCCATAGGTTCTGCGTGGCCATTACTGCCAACTCCGAACCTGGGAATAAAGCCCTTATAAGTCCGAATATGACAGCTTTTGCAAGATATTCCGCCACCAACCGCTTCATACCGTCTATCATAGTCTCAACCATGTTCTGAAAACCGTTCTCGGTAGACGTGAAGAGGGTATCAAAAGAATTAGTTAGTATGTTGATAGCCTCTCCCTGAAGCATCAGGGCATTGGTCAGGTCATTAACAGCAGTAACCGCTTCGGGGCCTCCTGCCATCTTGTCCCATGCGTCTTGCGAATTAGCCTGTAACTTCTGCCATGACCCGGCAAGATCACCAGGTGCAGATGCCTCGCCAATCATAGGATTAATAGTGCGAAGTGTCCCTAATGTAGTAAGACTCTTAATCCTCTTTTCCAGTGCATCTATAGCCTGAAGTTGTGTCTGAATACGCCCTTTGTCAGCAATATCAAGTTGCTCAAGGATTGCTTTTTCTTCTGCCAGTTGAGCATTAAGGGATGCTATTGTCTCAACTTCTTTTTCAATAGGAGGAGTTGTTTTATTTATTATCCCGTCAAGAACTTCTAATGCTTTAACATAAAAATCATAAGAAACCTTCCCGGCTGCTCCAAGTTTCTTAAAATAATCTATCTGTTCTAATACCTCTGCTTTGCGGGCTTCGGCAGTTGCCTTATCCAATCCTCTCCATTTTTCAAAAGGATCATTGACCTCAACAAAGTCTCTTGTCAGTGCGTTTAATAAATCAGTTAACCCGCTCTTTAAAACAAACTCCCCAACTTGTGTTTTTAATTCCTTCCATGCTGTTGCAAGCTGTGATATGGATGTGGCTGCCGTATCTGTCACATCACCCATTGCGGTTAATTCACGCTGGATGATATTTCCTGCAGCAGCCCCAAAATCACCTACTTTCTTAACTTCATCCTGTAGGGCAACAGCAGATATGCCCAAGTTGTCCATAACAAGGACCGACTTACGCCCTATCCCTGTGATGATACTGTCAACAAGATAATCAACAGACTCCCCGGTTTGGATAGCCCTTTTAGTAGCAAACTCAAAGTAAGTAGCAAGTTGTTCAAGGGGAATCTTAAAGTTACGAGCCTGGACCGCTTTCTGCATCAGTTGAAGATCCGTAACAGTTCCCCTTGTGGCATTACGAAGATTCTGAAGCAAGTTAGGCTGGTTAAGACTCTTAAATGCTGCCTCAACACCCTGCATCGAAGCAGCTAACTTGATCCCCTCCCCCACAAAGTTAGTAATAGCAGACACGGAGAAAGCAGCCCCGATCATAACGCCAAGCCTCTTAAACCCGGCATTAAGTTTACTTAACTGTCCCTCACTATCCTTCAGCCCCCTCTTGAACTCGCTGTTATCGAGTCCTAACCTCGCTTTTAATTTTTCGTCTGCCATTTAATTTGCTCTCTCCATCGTTTCATTTCCTCGTATTCCTCCTTTGTCAGAAGATCCACGTTCGGCCTGTCTTTGTCCGTATAAAGAACCATCACATCCCGGACATCAACCGGCGGGCTTCCTTCCTTTCGATAGACGTTCATAAGAATCGCACACTGCAACCTCTGTAACTCCTTACGCCTTGCTTCCCTGGTTTCGTAGCCTTTGCAGAAAAGTTCTATCTCTTCAAAGGTCATCATCCAGAACTCAGCAGGCTTAAGCCCTACCTCCCCGACACAGTAAGAAAGAACCTCACGCCACGTTACTTTTTTTTTACTTCATCGCCCTTCGATAACTCGGCAAGCGAAAACCCCAGCATCTTAGCATTGATAACAGCAGTCTGTAGTTGCGGGATAGCACCCTCTTTATTATCGAGAAGATCCCCAAACCGGAACTCATTGACCATAGGCTCCTCACCCCGGCTTCGCATCGCTGATACATGAGCAAAGTAGAACAACTCCCTTAACTTGAATATGTCCGGGGGTGTTCCGTCCTCCTTGCCGAATATCCCGCATGATGCTATTTGCCAAAACTCTATTTTGTATTTCTCACAAAACAGGGCATAGGCATTGGAACCAAACTGAAACGGTAAACGCTCACCGCCGAAATCGACCTCTATATAACCGCTTAGTGTGTTCATGCTATGATGTTGCTACGGTTCCTTTTGTAAGTTCACCTGCTCCCTTGAAGCCACCGGAGAAAGTAACCGCCTCATTATAACCGGCCGACATTGTAAATCCTGTTGCGTTAGCATCGCCCCGGAACACAAGACCCCCGCCCGTTCCATCGATAACGGCCATTTCAAGGATAACAGTTGTGTCACCTACGATAGCATCATACACTTCCTCTGCATTAAATGTTGCATCCGGGTCGTAGAGTCCATCAAACGACACTTCCCAATCCTTGAACCCATAAAGACTGTCACCCCATGCGTCACTATCCTTTGTGGTAGTGTCGATAAGGTTACTGTTAATCGTAAGGGTAAAGCTTTTGGTTGCTGCCATTACCGTCCCGTTAACAAGCACAAGCATATTCTTCCCACTTAATTTTGCCATCTTACTCCTCCTCTAATCTGAATTTAATAACTATTGATTTCATTATAACTATATTATTGTCCATCAAGACCCTTTGTGTTGCTATACTCCCGACCATTATGTTAATCTCTCCATAACCGTCTATCCCGCCTACATCCTCACCCCCTGAACCGGCTTCTGTTATCGGGTCTGCGGTTATCAGTTCAAGTATGTCCTCACTCAGAGAATTGACCATCTTGTAACTCGCATCGTTACCTGTGTATGAGGCGTAAACCTCAATATTGATAGAATTTAAGGTTATGAAACTATCCTTCGTTGATTCATCAGCTTCCATGTACTGCTCTCCAAGCACAATAAAAGGCATAGTCACGTTTTGCGGGACAAAGCTGTAACAGGGTACATAAGAACCGTTGTACTGAACTGTTAAGTTGAGTATATCATACAACCACTGCCTTATGCTTTCTGAAGGATCTTTCATTTGAATCCCATTCTATTTAGTTCAATCAATAACTCTTTATAAACCCTTTTCGCAACCGGATAAAAGAACGGGTTTGCCCTTGTGCCGGGATGATTCACTTTCTTTCCGAAATACATCCACCCGTATTTTTTAGCCCCCGGCTTCAGTAAATAGCCTGCCAGTACCTTTGCATTACGCACCTGAATAATATGAGGCCGTGTCCCAAACTCTATATGAGGGGCATAGTTGGCAGCAGCAACCAAACTTCCGTAAGGTGTCTTTCTCTGTTGCGGGTTAATATCTATCGTACTTCCTAACCTGTCACTGGCAAAAGAAACCCTGATAGAACTACGCAAAAACCCAAAATTCACTATCCCTTTATTGGTTATGTTAGTCATAATGCCCTTTTGCATCGTATATGATTTTGCAGCAATAAGAGTCTTAAGCTGTGCAGTATTCTCAGCCGACAGCTTGCTTGTCCACCTCCGAAACTTCTGAATCTCGGAAGAAGGTAGTTCAACTCTTATCTTGTTAAAATCAGACATAACATAACACCCTAAAATCATCAAGTTTCTCAGAGGGCAGAACAGAATGAATAGTGTAATACTCATTATTCCACTTTATCCGGTGAGCAGTACTCAAAGTATAATCCGTCCTCTTTCTTATTTCAAACTCCACTGCTTTACGATAGATAATACCTCCATTATCCAACGTCCGGGAGCCAGACAGGAATTTTGCCGAAGCCCACTCATAATAGGTGTCAGTCCATGAGTTTTGTCCTCCTCCCTGCCCGTCATCTGTCCGGGTTGCTACCTGGACCGTGAGATAATGTCTGCGCTTTCCTATATCCATAATTTCTTTCTGTATGGTCCTGCCAATACCTTACTCTCATTACTCAGTACCGTTGTCACCCCTGCGACAATGTTCTCCCTTAACTCGTAATCCGTAGCTACCTGTTTCAGAATAGCCAGCTTCAACTCCATAGGCAAATCTTCCGTTGCTGCATTATCGTAACCAGCCTTATATTCTGCTCTTATGGAATTGACAAGTATCGTCCCGGAACTCCAATAGGAAACTATCTTTACAATAGCATCCTGGTCGCCCAATACATAATAATCTGAATTAAGTGTCAGTTCTTCCTCTGTGCCTTCTTCGTCAATGCGGTAGATATGGTCAACCGATATGATAGGACCATAAGGAAGTTCAACGTAGTTCTGTTTCGGGACTTCTACCCATGTAGCATGAATAGTCTTTTCCGCAAAAGAAGTCATAGTGTACTTTTCCAGCATCCTGCGGGCTGAAGTGATAAGCGTTGAGAACAGAGTATCATCAGCCGTGTCCTGTACCTTGCAGTATAACTTCGCCTCCGCTACCGATACCGGCTCGGTTACTATGTCCGTCGTTACCCGTGTCTGTAAGTTTCTCATCTTTCCCTTGTTGGTGCGCTGTCGCCTTTATACTCGTCAACAAGCCCCCGAAATCTCAGGGACTTAAACCTCCGCTCCGGCAAGTCAATAATATCACCCTCGTAGTAATGCCCTGTCATGCCCTCGCAATCCTTCAGAACAATAACCCGTATATGCCCTTCCGGAACGGGAACCCCCCTTTTGAAAACCTTTTTCTCGAAAAACTTCTTAACATCAAATTTCTCGCTGTCAATTTCATCAATGATAATCGGCTTTACCCTCTTAGTCCTTTTTTTCATATCTTATGCTCATAAATGTCAAATAGAAAATGCTCAAACCCTTTCAGCTCTTTTTCCTTTTCAGCCTCGATAGCCTTAAACCTTTCAGTACATTTCTTACTCTGCTCTTTATAAACCTCCGGGTCATCAAGTTTCTTAATAGCCTCGACCCATTCTGCAGGTTTATCCGCATTACAGAAGATACCCGCTTCGCCCAAACTCTCCTTTAGTCCGGGAGTAGGGGCAGCGATAACCGGAATACCTGAAACTAAAGCCTCAACAGCCGTTCTTCCATAGCTCTCATAAAGTGAAGGCATCAATAAGATCCTTGTCTGGGAGTAGACTTTCTTCATATCCGGGGTGTTATCCATATAAGTCACGTTTTTAATGGCCTCTTTCTCCTGTTTGCCATAACCACCCTCAACACCTAAAAAATCCCTGTCCGGCATCATTCTCGCCACCTGCTGAAAAGTCGCAGTCCCCTTACGGTGAAAGAGATTAACAAGGGTGAGCTTAGAGCCTCGTTTTGCTACTTTGTACCGTTTCCCATCTATTGGCGGATGAACCACCACACCCGGACAGGGATAATTCATATCTTTCTTCGTGTACTCGCTATTATAAACCACATACCTTCTGACCTGCGGTTTATACTTTAAAATATTCATCGGGTTCGTATTATGAACCACAAAAACGAAAGGCTTCTTATATAGCTCACACAGGTTAAAAGCCTTCCCTGCACGGTCAAGGTGTGAGATGA